GATAAAGAGGCAAATCTATTCCAATCGGTTAGTAATATTGCTAGTGACCTCTCAAACGTTCCATATACTCACATATCATACACTAAAACAAATGATATGTCTCGTACGTGGATATTCAAATATACACTTGCATTAGCAAAAGAATTATTGGGTATCATTCGTTCAAAGTTTGAAAACATTCCATATCCAGACGGACAAATTCGTTTAGACGGTGAAATTCTTCGTCGAGAAGCCGTAGCTGAAAAGGAAGCATTAGTTAAAGAACTTAGAGAAACACTTGAAGAAACTGGGCTTCAAGCTCAAATGAAAAAGCAGGCTGAAAACTCTAAGGCAATGCAAGAAACATTCCGTAACGTTCCTACTCTTATCTACATAGGTTAATAAATGGCACGCTTTGTTACTCAGCGAGACTTTGAATTTATTCAACACATTACTCGGGAATTAATTGACGAGACAATGGATGTTGCCGTTATCTTATATAAAATTGTTGTTGGGTCCACTAGAGTAAACATCTACGGAGAAAGTGCATCTAAGCCACGGTATACGCCGGTTAAAGTTAATGCAATTGTCAAGTACGACAAGAATATAGTTAACAATGATGACGGGTTTGGAATAAATCAAAGACAACAAGTTGAATTTAGATTTGCTCGTCGTATGTTACAAGAAGTAACTACATACCCAGAAATTGGTGATGTTATTGGATATAATAATCATTACTATGAAGTAAACAACATCACAGAAACTCAATTAATTGCAGGAAAACCTGGGTTTAATACCGCAGTTATTTGCATCGCTCATCTCACTCGTCGTACAAGTATCGACATTGAAGAGGCTCAAGTATGAAAGATGAAACTAAGATTGTAAATGATAATCAACAATCGCCACGGGTACAAAATCGGGCAGACGATACAGTAAACAGTGCATCACCGATATCGGTTACTTTATATACGATAGACAATGCTATTATAAAGTATATGTCTGAACGTATTAAGCCGATAGTAACCCAACAAAATGTTCAAGTACGTGTGCCGATAATTTATGGTAATCCTGAACGCTGGAAAAGTGCACAAAAAGATGGAGTATTACGTGATTCCGTTGGAAAGATTCAACTTCCAATTATCATGCTTCGTCGTACGGCTATGAATAAGCAAACCGAAATTAATTCTGCGGTTAACAAATACTATGACCGTACATTCTATACTGGTTGGAATCGCAGAACACCATATGACCAATTTAGTGTGGCAAATAAAATAGTTCCAAGTCGAGAATACTATAACACCACAGCCGCCCCGGACTATTATCAAATAACATATCGTTGTATGGTATGGACAGAATACATGGAACAAATGAATTCCGTGATAGAAAACATCTCATTCGAAAGTGACGAATTCTGGGGAGAACCGAATCAATACAAGTTCCGTACAATTATTAAGTCATTTGAACCAATTACAGAATTACCAAATGACGCAGACAGAGTGGTTCGCACTCAATTCGATATGACCGTATACGCATATCTCCTCCCAGAAACACAACTTGATGCTGGATTAAATAGAGGACTATTGACCAAGCGGCGATATGGGGTCAAAAAAGTGGTTACTTTTAATGAAATAGAAGGGTAATAATTGATGTTTAGGTAAAAAAACAGATATTTATAATACGAGTTGTATTATACTCTAAAGAGGTTATTATGGCAGAAATTACCAAGGAAGAATTGGAAGAAATTAGTGTTTTGCGTAACAAACTCGCATCGGTAGTCTCTGACGCCGGACAGCTAACATTACAGATTCAGCTGCTCCAATCAGATATCGCAGAACTGAATGACAAGCTTGGTGAACAAACCAAACTATTTAAAAGTCTACTTGAAGAAGAACAAGTATTAATTAAACGGTTATCGGACAAGTATGGTGCTGGGTCGATTAACTTTGAAACCGGCGAATTTACATCAGAGAAATAACAAATTTAGTTTGGAGAATACCGTATGGCAGAAAGAATCGTGTCGCCTGGTGTCTTTACACAAGAACGCGACCAAACATTCCTCGCACAAGGAGTAGCTGAAATTGGTGCGGCATTTGTTGGTCCAACTACAAAAGGACCAGCATTTATCCCGACTTCAGTGCAAGGCATCGACGGGTTCGTAACTACCTTCGGTGAACCTGACGGCACTTCTTACATGGGATATACTATTAAGAACTACTTGCAAGAAGCAGGTAGTGCTACAGTTGTTCGTGTTCTTGGATTAGGTGGATACTTAACCACCGCATCAACTATCTACGCTACTGGTTCATCTGGTAGTAAGATTTTTGCAGTGCTTCATCCAACCGTATCAGGAAGTACGATTACTAGTGCAACCGCTACTGGTGGCGCAACAAGCTTTAACTTACTCATCAGTAGTTCTGGAAATAGAAATGTTTCAGCAAGTGCATTAAGTTCTACAGAAACCAGTACATCATTTATTAGTTCATATTTTGGAACCGACCCACAAAATGGAAGTTCAACACTTCCAGGGTATGTATATGCAGTATTTCCAAATGCAATCGCTCAAGCTGGTGCAAACGTTACAATGTCTGCAGCCACTTCAACATTGAGTCTTCTTACTCAATACAGTAACGCAACTACTCCGTGGATTCGTTCACAAACTATTGGTAGTTCCAAGTACAATCTTTTCAAGGTCCATACATTAAGTGATGGTACTGGTGCTAACAAGGAAGTGAAGATTTCTATCACCGGCATTTCACCAAGTATCGACCCAGATAGTAATTTTGGTTCGTTCTCACTTCTTGTACGTGATTTCAATGATACCGATAAGTCACCAAATGTACTTGAAAGTTTCAACAACTTAAATCTTGACCCAACTAGTCCAAATTATATTGCACGTGTAATTGGAAACGCTGCACCAACATATAATTCAACTACGCTTGAAACTTATTATGAAGGTGACTTCGTAAACGTTTCAAAGTATATTCGTGTTGAAATGAGTCCAGACGTAATTCCAGAAAATGCAGTTCCTTATGGATTTGCTCAATTAAGTTCAACCGTCTCTGGTTCTTCTGGAGAATTCGCAACTGGTTCATTTGTCACCAGTCGCTGGACTAGTGGAAGTACTGCTGGATATGTAGCATCTAACGCTGTTGGTCCAAACACCAACTACTATGGATTTGATTTCTCAAATACCACAAGTCTTTCCTACCTTGGACCACTCGTAGGAAGTAACGTGGTTGGATCTGAATTCAACATTGAAAACCTTCCAAGTAACGAAGTAAGTGGCGCACCAATTTCTCTTACTAATCGTGACCACGTAACATATCGTCGCTTCTCTGTACCATTCCAAGGTGGATTTGACGGATTTAAGCCAAATCGTTATATCGCATTGGGTGGGTCAATTACCGCAACAAATAGTCAAGGATTTGACCTGTCAAACGCAGCAGCATCTGGTTCATTCGAATATAAGAGAGCATTAAATCAATTAAGCAATCCAGACAGAGTTGACTTTAACCTCCTCGCAGTTCCAGGCGCAATTTACTCACAACACAGTTATGTAGTACAATCTGGTATTGACCTCTGTGAATCACGTGGGGATTGTTTCTACATCGCTGACCTTGACACACTTGACGCAACACTTACATCAGTTACTACTCAAGCCGAACTCCTTGATACCAATTATGCAGCAGCATACTATCCTTGGGTTCGAGTACTAGATGATATCACCGGTAAGTATCTCTGGGCACCACCATCGGTGGTCCTCCCAGAAGTCTACGCATACTCCGACCAACAAGGGGCAGAATGGTTCGCGCCAGCAGGGTTGAATCGTGGTGGTATCCCAGGCGCAGTTAGTGTTAAGACCCGCTTGAACCAAGCACAACGTGACGAATTGTACGAATCAAAGGTCAATCCAATCGCACAATTCCCAGGACAAGGTATCTGTGTATGGGGACAAAAGACACTCCAACGTCGCGCTTCAGCACTTGACCGTGTAAACGTTCGTCGCTTACTCATCACTGTGAAGAAGTATATCGCAAGTTCAGCACGGTACTTGGTATTCGAACAAAATACCGAAGCAACACGTACACGTTTCTTGAACATTGTCAACCCATATCTCGCAGGTATTCAACAACGTTCTGGGTTGACCGCATTCCGTGTGGTAATGGATGAAACCAATAACACACCAGACATCATTGACCGTAACATCTTGGTGGGTGCAATTTATCTCCAACCAACCCGTACCGCAGAATTCATCAAGTTGGACTTCAACATTCTCCCAACTGGTGCAACCTTCGATACAATCTAATCAGTTTTTTCAATAACAACTATTTATTAAAGTACCAATCTATATTTGGAGAGCCACATGGCAAATTTGGTCAATGAACAAGAACTATTTTTCACCGCATTCGAACCAAAGACTGCGAATCGCTATATTATGTCCATCGATGGAATTCCTTCCTATCTTATCAAGAAGGCAGACCGTCCAAAGATTACACAAGAAAAGAAGCGTTTAGACCACATCAACCTTCAACGCTACATCAAGGGTAAGACTGTATGGGATGAAATGACTCTTGACTTGTACGACCCAATCGTTCCTTCTGGTGCACAAGCAGTAATGGAATGGGTTCGCCTTCACCACGAATCAGTCACCGGTCGTGACGGCTATGCAGAATTCTATAAGAAGGATATTATCATCAACGTTCTCGGACCAGTTGGTGATAAGGTTGAAGAATGGATTCTCAAGGGATGTCAAATCACTAAGGTAGAATTTGGTGAAATGACTTGGGAAAAGGATGACCCAATGGCAATCTCACTTAGTATTCAACCAGATTATTGCATTCTTAACTACTAAAAAATACTCACGCAGGAAACAAAACCCCACTCAAAAGGTGGGGTTTTTTGTTGGAAATTACTATATACCAAGAATTTATGATACTTATATAAAGGTGTATTTTTTCGAGGAAGATTATGGCAGACATTACTGAATTCAATATCGGTCAAGGTGAAACTTTTAAAGTATTGGCTAGCGTAGAAAACGTAGACCAAGGCGGATATTTAGATATTACAAATTATACTTTTGCTGGTCAAGTCAGAGAAAATTATAATACAGATGAAATTGCCGCATCATTTAGTATCACTAAGTTATCTCCTAATACGTCTGGAAGCTTTTTCTTAGAACTCACCCCAGCCCAAACTAGTACCTTTACACAACGTAAATACGTATACGATGTCAATATGACTAGTGGCTCAATCACTAGACGTATTCTTGAAGGATATTTTGTAGTACGCCCAGCATCGACGAGATAATAAATGAGCGATTTCAGCACCGGTATACCAAATATACGGGTTGTAATTCGGGAAAACACGGACGATAATTTATCTATAGATGTACCGAATATATCCGTTAATATTCAAAAAAATACCGATTACAATGTAAACATCATTCCGACCTCAGTTACTCCTACCAGAACTGGGTCTTGGAATCGTATTGCTGACGTAGCGCTTACAGCAATATCATCATCATATGCAGTTACTGCTTCATATGCTTTAAATGCTGGTGGAGCAGGATTCCCATTCAGTGGTTCGGCTGAAATCACAGGGTCATTAAAAGTTACGGGTGCAATAAGTGCATCATCTATTACAGGTTCTGTTCAATCAAGTCAATTAGAAATAAACGCTGGGCAATTTACTGTTTTATTCACCGGATCAATTAATTCGGGGATATTCGGGGTATCAGAATACATTCAACCATATATCTCGACCACAAGATATTCTGGGATGGTAGTGGAATATCTCGCTCAGCGTACCGGTGCATGTCGTATGGGGATTATTATGGCAGCCTGGTTAAATACAGCTAGTGTAATCTTTACTGACGTATCTACTACGGATATTGGGGACACCAGTGATATTTCCTTTAAGTTCTTAAGTAGTTCAAATGAATTACGGTTACGTGTTAATAGTGAGGGGTCAGGAAGTGGAGCATGGACTGTACAAAGTCTATTTAAATTGTTCCCGAATTTGAATCCTTAAAAAATTATTTAATATTTATATACGATAACCCCGTTGGGAGAAATGTATGGCAAATGAATTTATTGCCCGTAAAGGTCTGATTGTCCTTAATAACGGTGCAAAAATTACTGGATCTCTCGAAGTTTCTAGTAATAGTATATTTTATGGCCCAGTCACCGCATCGGCGGGGGCAACTGGTTCATTTACCGGCTCATTTAAAGGCGACGGGTCACAACTAACGGGGCTTGTTACCGACCTTCGTATTAGTGGGTCAACGGGCAATGACACTCTCAGTCTATTAACGGATACATTAACTTTTAGTGGGTCTAACGGGGTTACCACGGTTGTTACTAATAATACTGTAACTATCGGAATTCCAGCAGGCACGGTTTCCGCATCATCCCAAGTAGACCACAACGCCACCACAAATTATGTAGCAAACCAACACATTGACCACAGCTTAGTAAGTATCACCGCTGGGTCTGGGTTAAGTGGTGGTGGTGACATTACTACAACTCGTACGTTAACACTTGATACATCATCTGCACACTTTACCGGTGGAGTTAAGTCTAAACTTAACGCTGATGGAGTAGTCAGTAGTTCTGCACAAATTGATGTTACCCAGACAACAAATTATGCAACATTAGCTACCACAGGTTCAAATACCTTCACTGGTATCCAAACCATCAGTAATACTACAAATAGTACAAACTATACCGATGGTGCCTTAATAGTTCAAGGTGGCGTTGGCATTACAAAAGATGTAAACATTTCTGGAAGTTTGAATGTTACGGGATTACTTACCGCAACATCAATGTCTGTCCAATATGTTACATCATCTCAAGTTATAGTTGCTGACAATGAAATTATCCTCAACGCTACAAACGCCACTAGATTTGGTGGTATGTCAGTTATTGACTCGGGATCAGCAACTCCACTAACTGGTTCGTTATATTGGGATAGTTACACCAATCGTTGGGTAGCACAAAATATCTCTGGGTCATCAATCACCAGTGGCATCTTAATTCTGGGTCCAGAAAACACCTCTACACTTGGTAGTGAAGCACAACTTGTTGACGGTCGTGTATTGGTGGCAACTGAAGGTAACCATATTGACAACCGACCTGGATTTTCTCCACTTCGTATTGTTGGTAACACGTTACACGCTGAAGAAAATGTATATGTAACGGGTTCACTTACCGCTTCATACTTCTCTGGTGACGGTAGTAATCTTAGTGGAATCGTCACTACCTTAATAATCACCGGGTCAGATGACACCACGATTAGTAATGGGTTTGTCAATCTTAAGAATGAAGCACTTATTGTAAGTGCAAGTGAAGGTATTAACGTTAACGTTAGTAACCAAACCATTACCATTAGTGGTGAACTGGCAAACGGATCTAATAAGGGTGTTGCCTCGTTCAATTCATCAAACTTCTCGTCTTCGCTTGGACATATCTCGGCGTATCCAATTACCTTTAATGATGTACCGCTCAATCTTGGTAGTAGTTACGCATTTGGTATTCAAAACATTACTCCGTATGGAGCAACAACCACCGACCAACTTGAATTAAAGGGTGGGGCCATCATTCAAGGTGTATTGTTCGCATCAGCAAGTAATCTTGATGTAGACACCGGAACTGAAGTAGTTGCTACGGTAACCACGGGAAGTTATGACGCGGCATTCTTCGACTATGTAATTAAGAAAACACCAAACTACCGCGCCGGTACAGTGATGGTGGTATGGGACCAAACGGGTAACGTAGAATTCACTGACACTTCTACAAATGATTTGGGTAACACCAACGATGTGGTATTAAGTGCAGATATTCTTTTAGGTAACGCTCGATTAAAGGCAACCGTTAACTCCGATAACTGGATAGTTAAAACCGCAGTTCGTGCATTATAATATACACTAACGGTTATTTACAATTTAATATAAACCTTTGGATAATGAAGAAGGGGAATTATGGCAAATGAATTCGTAGCCAGAAAGGGGCTGATAGTTTCTGGCAGTGCAAACATTACAAGTGCGGTCACCGCATCGTATTTTAAGGGCGATGGTAGTCAACTAACTAACCTTCCTACTGCCCAAGTCTCATCAACGACAAAAATTGATTCGTTTGTATACACCAGTAATGGGGTACAAACGCAATACAATTTAAATACGCCATACCATTCCTCTTCTTTATTTGTTGCCGTTGACGGTTTAAGCTATAGTTACGATAGTGACTATACGCTGTCTTCAAGTATATTAACATTTGTATCTGCGCCTCCATTATCCTCCTCTATTTGGATTCGCGCACTCGTTAATAATAGTAGTGGTTCTACTGGTACCTTTAGTGGATCATTCCTTGGTACCGCCCAGCTGTCCTCGTCTGGGCACTTTATCCCAACTGACAATTTACAATATGATTTAGGCTCCGCTACCAATAGATGGCGCTCGCTGTATATCAGTGGGTCTACCATTTATATGGGAAATATTAAACTTAGTGAAAAGGATGGAGCATTATCTGTTAAGAAACTTAAGCAAAATGCTGCTGACGGTGAATTAATGGATGATGATGAAGCACATTCTGCCTTTTCGGGGTCATTCACGGGGTCATATTCTGGTAGTGGTGCAAATCTTATTGATGTCCAATATACAAAGTTAGCACAAGTTCCTGTTAATATCGTTTCACATTCCGCACAAGTTAAAGCATTCTTACCAGAAGGCTCTGTATCTCATTCATCTCAAGTTCAACTTAGTAGTCTTGCTGGTACCACGTTTGGAAACAGCAATTTCACCTTCCCGCAAAATCTTACAGTCGCCGGACGTATTACTGCAGAAGAATTCCACACCGAAGTAATTTCCTCGTCCGTTATTTATCGCTCGGGGTCTACAAAGTTTGGTGATAGTATTGATGATGTGCATCAAATCACGGGTTCTCTTGCACTTACGGGGTCACTTATACTTCCCTCAACTCCAACTGGAACAAATGAAACCAGTATTTTAGTATTGAACGCTGACGGTAGTATCAAGAAGCGCTCAGACTTATCATTGACTGGTGCTCAAGGCGCACAAGGCAATCAAGGACCGCAAGGCAATCAGGGACCAACTGGACCCCAAGGAAATCAAGGTCCGCAGGGCAATCAAGGCCCGCAAGGAAACCAAGGCCCTCAGGGCAATCAAGGCCCGCAAGGTCGCCAAGGTCCGCAAGGTGACCAAGGCGCTCAAGGTCGCCAAGGTCCGCAAGGTGACCAAGGCGCTCAAGGTCGCCAAGGACCAACAGGCCCTCAGGGCAATCAAGGTCCAACTGGAAATACTGGTTCCACCGGCCCAACCGGTCCACAAGGTTCTGCTGGTTCAAATGGAGCTACTGGTCCAACTGGTCCACAAGGCTCAACTGGTAGTACAGGAGCTACGGGTCCAACGGGTCCACAAGGAGCAACGGGTAGTACGGGAGCTACGGGTCCAACTGGTCCACAAGGTACAGCGGGTTCGACAGGAACAACCGGCCCGACTGGACCAACAGGCGGCACAGGTCCAACAGGTCCACAAGGAGCAACGGGGTCAACGGGTGCTACGGGCGCAACTGGACCGACCGGACCAACTGGACCTACGGGGCCGGGAACGAATTTTGCATCCGATACAAATAGTTCTCAATTATACATTAGAAATAGTAGTCCGACGATTTATTTGAGAGATACGGATCACTATACTTCTATGATTCATCAAAATTCTAATATATTCTATATTTTACGTGGGACCGCGGATAGTACTACGTGGACTACAAGTGGCGTAAGTGGTTGGCCATTAGAATTGAATGTATCAAATAACTATGCAACTTTTGGTGGTACGGTATCTGCCCCACATGCAGATATGCGGTCACCCATCTTCTATGATAGTGCTGATACAGGATACTATATCAACCCAAATAGTACCTCAAATATAGTAGATTTAAACATTGTCAATAATATTGCATCACCTGCAAACTACTACAATGGCCTGCAGTTAGAAGTACAGGCGACAAGTGGAACGGCGGGCATTGGGCTTCATCGTAGTGGATATTCACACTGCTTT